TCTCGCTGGAGATGTCGGCGGTGCAGCTCGGTCGCCGCGTACTGTCCGGCGCCGCCGGCGTGTCCGTGGTGGACCTCAAGCGCGGCCGGATCGAGGGGCGCGTGGAAGCCCTGACAAGGGCGCGGCACGAACTCAATGGGCTGCCGCTTTGGATTGAGGACGCCGGCGGTCAGAACCTGCCGGCGATCCGCCAGAAGGCTAGGGCCGCACAGCGCCGCTACGGGCATCTGGCGCTGATCTGGGTCGATCATCTGCAGATCGTCATCCCAGACGAGGCCGACCGCCGCAACGGCGGCACGCAGGCGGTGGGCAGGGTCAGCAACGCACTCAGGGATCTGGCAAAGGAATTCGACTGTCCGGTGCTCTGCCTGTCGCAGCTCAACCGCGCACTGCTTCAGCGCGACGACAAGCGGCCAAACCTGGGCGACCTCCGCCAGGCCGGCGACATCGAGCAGGACGCCGACGTGGTGATGTTCCTGCACCGGCCGGAAATGTTCCTGGCAAAAAAAGAGCCGGAGTCAACAGGCGCCGAAACGCCCGAGAAATACGAAAGAAGGGTCGATGAATGGCGGCGCAAAAAGCAAGAGCTGCACGGCAAGGCGGAGCTGATCTGCGAGAAGGTCCGCGATGGTGACCCGTCAACTGTCGAGCTTATCTTTGAAGGCAGCACCACGTCATTCCGCGAGCCTGCGGCGAGGATCAATGATGTGTCGCAAATCAATCTAGCGGATTGGAATGACAAGTATGTCGAAGATCCGTTCGGTCCGACATTAGGGACGTTTTAGATGGCGGCGCGTGAAAAAAAACTCGATACATGGATGCCACTGTATATTGGCGACTACCTCGCCGATACCATGCACCTGACGACGCAGCAGCATGGGGCGTACCTGCTGTTGCTCATGCATCAATGGCGCACGGGCCCCCTACCGAACGATGACGCTCAGCTTGCGGCGATCTCGCGGTGCGACATGTCGGATTGGAAGAAGCGCATCGCGCCCGCGGTCCGCCAGTTTTTCAACGTGACGCCGCAGGGACTGTCACAAAAACGGTGCGAGGAGGAGCGCCAGCGTACGTCCGGGGTTGTCGAGAAGCGAAAGACTTCTGGGACCGGCGGCGGTCGTGCAAAATGGGGCGAGACAGAAGCAGCCGAGGCGAACCGAGCCCAGCGCCTTTCAGCCGCCAGGAAGCTGGGAACGCATACGGCCTTCGAGTGGGAGGCCTTGCGTGCGTTCTGCGGAAACAGGTGCGCCCGATGCGATCAACCCGACGCCAAGATCGTCAAAGACCACATCGTCCCGATCTACAAGGGTGGCTCGGACGCGATCGACAACCTTCAACCCTTGTGCGGAAGCTGCAACAGCTCGAAAGGTCCAGAGTGCACGGATTGGCGCAAAAGTGGCTGGCAAGATGCCATCCAAGATGCCTGCGAAGTGGCTGGCAAGATGCCTAGCAAAACGCCTGGCAAAACGCCTGGCAAAACGCCTGGCAAAACGCCTGGCAAAATGCCTGGCAAAATGCCTGGCAAAACGCCTGCAAAACGCCTGGCAAAACGCCTGGCAAATGCCTGCGAAATGCCTACTAACCACAGTCACAGTAACAGTAAGAGATTCTCATCATCTGATTCCCTAAACCCGCGCGCGAGCGGCGACCCGCCGAAACCGCCGTGCCTGGGCGATCCGCCGGAGGCGTGGGCGCCGCTTGCGGACAAAATGACCAGGGATTTTGACGGCACCGTCAGGCCGGCCGTGAACGGCACGTTCCTCGACAAACTCGCCAAGCGTGTCTGCGAGGCGGCAGGCATCACCGACCCCGAATATCGGGGCGAATGGGGCGTGATTGTCGGCTGGCTGAGGGACGGCGTGGAGGAGGAACCGATCGTCGCTGTTGTGCGCCAGGTCGCGTCCAACGCCCGATCACGCGGCCAGAAACCGGCGTCGCTGCGCTACTTCGACAAGGCCGTTCGTGACCATCGGAGCGCCGCCTGAATGCACCGCAAGCGCAAGCGCCGCCTGATGCAGACCCGTGATCCCGTCGTGCCGAACGTGCAGCTCCAGACCATTATCGGTGACGTTGTGCAGGACAGCTTTTGCGACATCCAGACGCGCAAGGTGACCCGCCGCGCCGTCGAACGGGTCATCCGGGATCCCATCGTGGTGGCCGCGCAATGGGACGATCCGGACGACAAAAACGAGCGCAGCAAGACGCCGCGCCAGGTCCTCGGAAAGCGCCGCAACGACCCGCTGATGATGCTCCTGAACCGGCGTGACAGCTCGGTCACCAAGCACCATGTCGCGTCGGCGGAGCGATTCCGCGCCGACTACGAGGTCGGCGAACTCGGCGCCAGGCCTGATCAGACGATCGGATTTGTGAGCTGCAGCGCCGGCTCACCTGGCGGCCCGACCGAGGTGCGACTCGATGCGTTGAGGCGCTATCGGAACGCCAAGCGTGCGCTGGGCCGCAGTTCGGCGGCATTGCTGCACGTCGTGCTGATCGACCGAATCGACGTCACGACGCACGCCGAAGACCGAGGCATCAGCCGTCACGTCGCCATGGGGATGCTGATCGCGGCCCTCGATCGGCTCCAGGAGCACTACGATGGCGCTGCTTCCGAACACGCCGCTGTGATTTCAGCTTGACGCGATGTCACATGACATGGTTGAAAAACGTCATCGTTCGGTAGCTGCGCCTGAGGCGACACTCAACCGCCCGGCCATCCCCCCGTTGAGGCCACATGCCGCAGAGGCCACCGGTTCACCGGACGCCAGGCTGGAAGCCGTTCGCCCTTGATGAACACCGCCTGAGCCAGAAGCGCGACCGCGACAACGCCATCTACGACGGCGCGTGGCGTCGGCTGCGGGCGAAGTTTCTAGCCGCCAATCCAGTCTGCTGCGTTCCAGGATGCGGGTTCCCCGCGACAGAGGCCGACCACATCGTGTCCGTCCGCGAATGCTTACAGAGGCGCCTGGACTGGTCGAACCTGCGGGGGATGTGCAAGCCGCACCACAGCGCTCGAACGGCACGTGAGCAGGGGTGGGGACGTTCGTAGCACCAGATGGATGCCGGGGTTCCGATGACACGGTTCCACCCCAGGTTGCGGGGGGTGGCGGTTTTTCCCTACCCGCTTCGTTAGGTGCAAGCGCTGCTTGACCCCAAATTTTCGCGTCCAGGTCTGGAGGTAATTCGGTATGGCTGGCAAAGGACCGCCACCTAAGCCAACCGCGCTCAAGGTCGTCGCCGGAACCGACCGTCCCTGCCGCACCAACGCTGCCGAGCCCAAGCCGCCGCGTGGCCGCCCATCGCCGCCTGTGCACATCAGCGACAAGGCCCGCACCGCATGGGCCTACGTCACCGTCATCCTCGACCAGATGGGCGTGCTGACCGATGCGGACGCGCTGGCCGTGGAGGGCCTGTGCGAGGCCTACGCTGATGTCCAGGCGGCAAGGGCGGCACTGGCGGCCCGTGATGGCGCGCTGACCTACGAAACCCAGACGAAGGCGGGCGGCCGCATGGTGCGCGCCTATCCCGAGATGGCGATGTTGGCCGACGCTGACCGGCGGCTGATGGCGTGGATGAGCCGGTTCGGCCTGACGCCGGCAGACCGGTCGCGGGTATCGATGGCGCCGCAGACCGGTGGGAATAAATTCGCGGAGTTCGGATAGTCCGTGCCCCGCGGCACCCCCAAGCACGCCGGCGGCACCAATCCGCCCGCCGGTTTTCACCACCACGTCGAGGCGGCCGAGGCATACGTCTCCGCGGTGCTGAGCGGTTCGATCCCTGCTTGCCGATGGGTGCGCCTAGCATGCCAGCGCCACCGCCGCGACATGCAGCGCCGCAACTGGCGCTACCGCTTCGACGCCGCCAAGGCCGAGCGCGTCTGCCGCTTCATTGAGTTCCTGAGCCACGTTAAAGGCAAGTGGGCACGCGAGAAGCAGACGCTAAAGCTTGAGCCGTGGCAGTGCTTCAAGACGATCAGTATTTTCGGGTGGGTTGATCGGCATACCGGCATGCGCCGCTATCGGCGAGCCACGATCCTGGAGCCCCGCAAAAACGCGAAATCCACATGGGCCGCCGCTGTCGGCCTGCACATGCTGTCGGCCGACAATGAGGCCGGCGCCGAGGTCTACGTTGGTGCCACGTCCGAGAAGCAGGCCTACGAGGTGTTCGGCCCCGCGCGGCTGATGGCGCTTCAGGAGCCCGACCTTCGTCGTCAGTTTGGGATCACGGTCAACGTCTCGAATATCCACGTTGCCGCCAACGCATCAAAATTCGAGCCTGTCATCGGCAAACCGGGCGATGGCGCGTCGCCGAGCTGCGCAATCGTGGATGAGTTCCACGAGCACGCCACGCCCGACCAGTATGACACGATGCTGACCGGCATGGGCGCCCGCGAGCAGCCGCTGCTGCTGGCGATCACCACCGCCGGCGATAACGTAGGGGGCCCCTGCTACGACGCGGTGCTGACCGGGCGCCAGGTGCTTGAGGGCAGCATCGAAGACGACGAGCTGTTCTAC